GTAAATATTCTCGACAAATTGTTAAACCTGATATATCTGCTAAATCTTCTCCTATACTAGGTGCTGCATCAAAAATTATTCCATCATATGAAGCAAAAACCTCATATTGCTTAATAACGTTGTCTTGAATCTGTTTAAATTTTCGCTTATCTTTTTCGGTCCACCAATCGTGTAACTTACCAGTTTCATCATATTTACTACCCCAATCGTCTAAAGCATGAGACATTTCATGTGCTATTGTAAAACCAATATGTGCTAAATTATATTCTATACCTCTTTCTTCTAAATCAACAAATGGTTTTTGAATATATCCTAAAGGTATATATATTCCATTTTCAGATGGTGTATACATAGCATTTACTACATACGCTTGTGTTCCTACAAATTTTGGAGGTATAGTTGACCAATCCATAACAGGTATATCTATTATATCCTTACCCTCTAATATTATAGCATTCTCGTGTCGCCACATCGCTACTTTTGTTAAATTACCCCAACAATCATCATCTACATAATCTAATAAAGGATCTGCTCTTAATAAATTGGGTGACCCCACAGTTAATGTAAAGTTCTCCAACTTTTTAATAGCAATTGCTTTAGTTTTTGGTTGCATCCATTTATTCCTTTTTATTATTCTTATGAAGACAGTTTTTAAATCTTTTGCCATTGTTTTTACATACTCTATACTAGGTTGATTTTGATATTTTGCAATATATTCATTTGTTAAAAATGTGTTAAACGCAAAACCTAATGGATATATAGCATATAAATCAGCACCTACAATTTGCTCTTGTCCGTAAACAAATTTGCCTTGGTAATCAAAAAAATTTTTACTACCTTCTGCACTAAACCTTTGTAACTGTTTAATATATAAAAAAACAAAATATGTTCTCCATTTAGTATTATCCCATTCTTCTAATAATATTTTTGTCATAGAATAAATATAATTCAAATTTGATGTAATGAAAAAATCTGGTACTTTTTTGAAACCTAGTGCCATAGCAAACTTTTCCCAATCTAAACCATATTTATCAAACGCCTCCTTTTTATGAACTACATTGTAATTATCAGGATCTTCATTTTTTATAGTAGTTGAATCATAAGCATGTATTATTTGTAATTCACACTCAAAAATATCCTCAACGTTGTAACCATGGTTTTCTCCAAAAGTAATTGTAAACAAACCTTCTAAATACTCTAAAAAACGTTTCTTGTATTTTCTTGAATATTCATCTGTTTTATAATTAAAATAAATATTAATATCGTTTAATGATAACTTGGGTCCATCAATATAACATCTATATATTTTTGGATTTTTATCATCCGGATTTAACGACCAAACAAATGGTGAACTCCATGAAATTATTTCATTATGGTTAATCAATCCCAATAAACTCCATAAATTATTTTTATCCTTTCGTAACTCATCTACATTATTTACAAAATAATCGGCGTAATATCTTGTTTGTTTAAGAGTATTTTTTTTAATAACAGAGTCGTAATATTTTTTCATATTTTTGGCAAGTGGACTATTATTATTTTGTATATATTCATTTACAATTTCCAGTAACTGTCTAAAAACTTTATCTTGGGTTATTCTAAAATTATCTACTTGTACTATGTACTTTTGATTCATTTCAACTTCATAGTCTTTTAACCATTTATCATTAATATAAGAATAAAAATCATTTTGAGGATTTATCTTTGATGGTTTTGACGCTTCTTTAAAGTCACGTAATATTTGCTTTTCCAAATTATAATTTGTTGATAAAAAATCTATTTTATTTTTTTTAAATAATTCTTCTATCTTGTCTTCAAATGTATCATATGTGTTAAAATAATTTTTACATACCAGATCTCTTTGTTGTTTTGATAAATCTATTAAAGATCTTATAATCTGTTGATTATGTTGATATTTTTTTTTAGTTTTATTTTTTGTATTTTTCTCTTTTCTTTTACTATTATTTTTTATTTCTCCATTATTATTTGCTTTCATATAAAATAATTATATATTAATTTTATTTATAATTATTATATTTATATAAATATTATTAACAAATATCACAGTGACCATCATCTAAATAAATACGGTATACAACTGGTAAAGGCATTGGGTAAATTGGTTCTAAATTGCGCGGTTCCTTTGCTGTATTTTCAAATACAAATTCTTTAACTGTCATAAGACTTGAAATAGGTACAGGAATAAATGTGTTATTTTTATTAAAACAACAACTATGATTTTGATTATTAGAATTTAAATTATTTTTTTGTTCGTCATTTATTTGATTTTTATATACATTATTATTAATGTATAACCCTTTAATATTTTTACAATGAAAATGATGTGAAATACGGTTATATAAATCTGTCATTGTTTCATCCTTATACATATAAACAAATGTACTATATCCACAAAATTTGGTGATTTCGAATATATACATACGTCCTGGAATTTCTATATTATATTCATTAAGTCTTTTATAAAAATCATTTGATTCCATTTTACAGTTGTATTAGAAATTATCTTTAAACCCTTTATCTATTGTCACTGTTTTTGCTATGTTTTTAATGATTTTATCTTCTTTTTCCGCATCATTATCGCCTTTGCCACCCATAGCTTCAATAATGAGTTTGTCATATTTATTTGAGAATCTTGATTCGCTTTTTTCACAACCAGGATATTTTTCTTTAAAATCCTTTAATAATTTTGAATTTTTATGCGTAACGTGTTTTATTACCTTTCTCATTTTTTCTTTATTTTCATCTTCTTTTTCCCATTTATTCTCATCCTTTACATACATTATTTCTCTCTTGGAATCTGTACAATGAACAGGTCTTTTGGTCTCATCAAGCAATTTTAAATTCTGAACTATTATTTTTGAAATACCATCAACATAACCAAGATTACCAACGTTTTCCAAATCCGAAAGTTGTAGTTTGAGAGAATCCACAAAATCCATAATATTCATAGCGTCTTTACATGTTTCATTTAAAAAGAAATTTAAATTGAAAGATTTATTATGAGAATTAATGTTACTATTTGAAATAGTAGTACTTGAATTATTTTTAGACAACTCAATAATTGTTTTATTTTGATCTATTAACATTTGTTGTAATTCTTTATTTTGTTGCAAAACACTCATAATTAATTCAGGTGTTATCTGATTATTAAGTTGTTGGTTATTTTCTTCATTAATTTCTTCATTATTATTCGCATCACAATTTTTTTTATGTTTCCATAAACCTGAATTAGTATTAAAACATTTTGTACATTTTGTGCATAAATAATTTTGCCCTTTTTTGCCCTTTTTTGCCCCAAAATCGTTTCCATTGATTTCCATGGCATGTTTTGCTGTCCCAATGTGTCTTTCCCAACTATATTTTTTAGAGCATTTAAAGTCACATTTTTCACAATAATATTCACTGTGCCCTTTTTCGCCCTTTTTTATTTCTAAATCATTTCCAAATATTTCCATAGACTAAACATAGAAAATATTTTAAATATTTATTTTTTTATACTATATTTTTCAAAAAAAAATTATCGTCACAAATTTGAAAAATTATTTTAAGGCGCGAGACGCTAAATTTTTTTATGGTCTCAGCATTTTTTCAATTTTTCACTGTTTTTAATTTTCCAAAAGTATTTTCATTTTTCAAAAATGGACAAAAATAAATGTCCAAAAATCGATTTTACAAAATAATCTTGGATTTTCGAAAAATTTTGCAATTTATATAATAAATTGCCAAAGTAACTTAAAGACCAATAATTTTATTAATTAAATTTGCCTTCGATTTTATTCAATAAATCAACATCATAAACTAAATTACCAGATGGTTTATACGATTTAATTGGTGTATATTCCTTCTTTTGTGCCTTACCCTTTTGATTTTGATTTGGATCCTGATTTTTCATATTCAACATAAAATCATTTGGATCTTTTGGTTCTGAATTTATTTTATTATTATCTTCATCGATTTCATCCACTTTTTGCCCATATTCATTAATTACAATACCTGTTTTCTTTTTCAATTCGGATCTAACATATGACGGTACCCAATGCATCCATGAAATAAACAAAGCGTTCGGATGTATATAACGCACATTAAAACCGTTTGTTTTTAATTTATCAATTAAATAAGCGATACACGCTGCTTGGTCATATTTTGGCACACCAATAATCATTTCCGGAACAACAAACCAACAAAATTGTTCATCCTTACTTTGGCGTGATATAGTTTTAATTCTTACATGAATTCGATTCAAAATTTTATTAAATAACGCTAACTGTGTTAAATCATGTTGTCGTTTTTTCTCGTATAATTCATCAATGTTTAACTTTTCTGAAAAATCATCTATATTTTCTAGAGTAAATATATTTGCCATTTAAATACATTTTAGAAAAAAAGTTATTAAAATAATTGTATTAAATAATATAATGACTATTAAACATTTAGTTTTATCAGGTGGTGGTCCTATAATGATACAATTATTAGGAGCAATACAGCATTTAGAAAGTAATAACTATATTGATTTAAAAAATATCGAAAGTATTTATGGAACATCGGCCGGAGCAATCGTAGGAGTATTAATTTGTTTAAAACATACTTATGATTGGGAAACAATTAATGATTATATTATTAAACGACCATGGCAAGATGTATTTAAAATTAAGGTCGAAAAAATACTTGAAACATATAGTAAAAAGGGTATATTTGATTTAAAAACCGTTGAAAAATGTTTTAAACCATTATTTGCCGCAAAAGATATTTCTATGGATATAACACTTGAAGATTTTTATAAATATTCAAATATAGAATTACACATGTTTACATTTGAAGTGAATGAATTTAAAATAGAAGATATATCATATTTAACACATCCTAAATTACCACTCTTAAGTGCAATCCAAATGACATGTTGTTTACCTATTTTATTAACACCTGTTACAATCGAAGATAAATTTTTTATTGATGGTGGAATCGTGTGTAATTATCCATTAAAATATTGTATTAACGCCGGTAAAAATCCAGATGACATATTGGGATTTAAAAATAAATATGACAATGAAACAAAAAGTCATATTAATTCGGATTCTACATTATTGGATTTTTTAATGTGTTTCTTTTTTAAAGTTATTTATAGTTTAAACACGGAAAATTTACAACCTTTTATAAAAAATGAATTTTTATGTAAAGCCGATAAAATGAGTATTGAAATGCTTAAAAATTCACTTAACAGTATAGATATACGTAAAACTTTATTTGAAAATGGTATTCAAGATGCTAAAGATTTTCTATCTAATATCAAATTAGATCCAGTTATAAACTTAGAGAACAGTGTTTAAAAATTGTGTCAATGTTTCCTTTGTAGGTTTTGCATCATATTCTATAACTTGACCATCCTTCAATAATTTGATTGTTGGGAAACCTTCAATATTATATTTGTTCATCATCTGTTCGACTTCAGCAGTTTCCTCAGTACAATTAACCTCTGTGAAAATAACTTTATAACCGTTTATTGTCTTATTTTCATATTCGCTCTTAATGTCATTCCACACGGGTTTTGCGGTTTTACAATGAGGACACCAATCTACGTAAAATAACAACAATTCCGCTTCCTTACTGTTTTGATTTTCGCTACCTATTTTAGTATCTTGATTATTTGCGCTATAATTTGTATTCTTTGTACTAGCAATGTAATTAAAATAAAAATATATAGATATAGCACTAAATACGATCACCGCTAAAACAATCATCCAATTATTTGAAATAGCACTTTTTGCTCTTGATAAAAATCCAGTATCACCACCTGTTGTTGATAAACTTGAACCAAAATTAATTTGTCTTGACATTTATATATATTTAAGAAGAAATTATCGTTATATTTTAACGAATACAATATAAAGATTTATTATTGTTTTAAACTAAAATGTTGTTTAGAACAATTGATGGAAAATTCATTGAAATTAATAGATATGACTTTAAGAATGATAAGTTATATTATGAAAAAATTATGAGTGTAAAATCACTTTTTCTAAAAGTGAAAAATTAGGATTTCTAAACTGTAAATCAAACATTTCTAAACTGTAAATCAAACATTTCTAAACTATAAAACTTTTTATAACAAAAATACCTAATAATCCTAAAAACAAAGTAAATATATAACTACACATAATATTCGTATTCAATTGTGACAATACCATATCGGTATTAACTACATTTGTAGCGGTTTTTAAATAATTGGTTTGTATTATATTTAAATGAATTGTGTATGCCAAAATTATTAGAGTTATTATTTTCATAAGTGTTGATGTAATAAAGAAACTACTTAATGGACTTATAATAAATAGAATAATTAAGAATATTGATATAGCTGAACATGTACATATTTTTTTTGTTGAATCTGTAAATATTATTAAGTTAAAAGGTGCGTCTAAATCCATATATTTTATATTATATTATTTTTTTATAACTATAATATAATAATGACACAAACCCGTAAAAATAGAAATACACATAATAGAACAAAAAAACATGTATTTTCAAAAAAAGATTATAATTCGGGTGATGGAATGCTAACAAGTGTCTGGGGACCAGCGCAATGGCATTTTTTACACACGATGAGTTTTAATTATCCAGTAAAACCCACACATGAAGATAAAAAGCATTATATGGATTATGTAAAAAATCTTCAATATGTTTTACCATGTAAATATTGCAGAATGAACTTAACTAATAATTTTAAGAAAAAACCGATTCAAATGTGTCATATGGCAAGTCGAGATACATTTTCACGTTATATTTATGAACTACATGAAACTGTTAATAAAATGCTGAATAAAAAATCAAACCTTACATATTGTGATGTGAGAGAAAGATATGAGCATTTTAGATCAAGATGTACGGATGAGAAACCCAAGGTGTTTAACTTTAAAAAGACAGGAACTAAGAAAAAGAAAGAAAAAGGTTGTACTGAACCGTTATATGGAAAGAAATCTAAATGTGTTATTAATATTGTACCACAAGAAGACAAAGTTAAGACATTTCAAATGGATAAGAAGTGTATTAAAACGCGCGATTAAAAGTAAAGCAAAAGAAAAAGTATATATTTATATTATATAAATATGTCCTTTAGTTTAAATACTTATGTAATTGCCACATCAACAATAGCAATGATCGGTACATTTTTAGATTTTTTCAAAATAGATGTTACTAGTTTAACTGGTTTGGTAAATAAAGGTGTAAAACAAGTGTCGACTACAGAACAATTAGGCGGCGGCATCAAAAGAAAACAAACAACACTAAAATCAACTAAATCTAGAAAACATAAATATAGCAGAAAAAAATAAAATATTATTATATTTATAATGAGCAGTAATAGTTGGGTTTTACCAGTTTCTATTATATCAGGATTACTCGTAATAGGGTTAGGTGTAAGTATGTATAAAAATAATAAAGAAGCGACTGCTAATAGAGCAGCGTATGAACAATATCTTCAGCAAGATGATATGGATAGCAGGGTTGGCGGTGGAAAATCAAGACGCCGTAAACACAGAAAAAATGCGTCAAAGAAACGACGTTAAATAATATTTAGATAAATTGATTTGAATATCTAAATATTGTATTTTAATTATTCATTACATTTTAATAAGTCATGTCTAAATCTGTGTCCAGAAAGTTCAATTCCATTTATTACTAATTTATATAATGATTTATTGTTTTGATCATATTCAATTGGAATTGTATTATTTTTATATATAATTACTGAATTTTTACATAATAATAGTCTATTATATAAACTTGAAAAAGCATACTTACAAATATTATTATAATCATAATACCAATATATATTATAATTTTGTTTATCAATATTTAAGATTTCACACATTTTATCAATACTTATGGTTATACTATTAGTTAATTCAAAATCTCTACTATTAAAATTACATATTTCATCATTTGTATGAAAACTATGACACCAATTTATATCTTTTGCAAAAAATATGCTGTCATTGTGTTTAATAGTACTATCAAAATTTAATTTTACTTTATCACAATTATAACAATAATATTCTCTCGTTTGTGTTTTTTCTTCTTTTGATGTTATTATACTAAAATTTAACTTATCACCACAATGACAACAAATACGTTTTTTGTTTTTTGGTGTATCTTTTATATAATTATGATTATTATCAGATGTTATTTTATATGTATAATAATCATTATTGTGATTATGATTAAGAGAACTATATCTTGCTCGAGAATTATTTTTAACTAATAAATATTTTATACCATCTACTATAATTTCTTTATTTGATACATAAATAGGTTTATCTTTAATATTAAAAAATTTAAGAATATCAGATTGTTTTACTAAATTTTTACAGTTATTTTGGCAATTATTAATATTTTTTTCAAGTTCAATTTCATCTAATAATTCGGTAATAATAAATATTAGTTCTTTTTTAAAACCATATTTACAGTACCAAACTTCATTATTTACGGCATCTATTCTATGGTCAAGTGTTACTATTTCTTCCTGTAATTCATTTATTTTATCTACTATTTTTTTTGACATAATATACTTGAAATAATAATTTTAAGTATATTTACTAAATTTTTTAATTTACATTCCAAACGAACTAAAATCGCTTATAACAGGTTGAGGTAAATAACTATTATTTATAGCGTTATAATTTGGCACTTTTTTGCATTCAAATGATGGTTCAGGGCATCTAGCGCATGCGGGGCAAGGTGGGCATTTTTCAGCGCTATCAGGATCATTGCTAGATGATGAATTATACGCAGGACATGCTGGGCATACAGGTGGTACAACTTGTGATTTCAAAATATATAAATCTTCTTGACCTTGAGGGATTTGACTTGCTGGAATACCAGGAGGAAGTGAATTGTAATAATCACTATTAGAAGAACTTGTTGTTCCAGCAACAGTAGTTCCATTGGGTCCTTGAGCGTAGTATGCCGAATTTCCATAAGGTCCGGTTACAGCACCAGCGCTGCCACCATATGGTCCATAATATTGTGTAGACGATGTACCATTATAATAGGGATTATAAGTACTAGAACTTGTAGTTCCAGCAGTAGTAGTTCCATTAGGTCCTTGAGCGTAGTATGCCGTATTTCCATAAGGTCCAGTTACAGCGCCAGCGCTACCACCGTATGCGCCATTATAAGACATACTAGATGCGCTAGTTGGATATGGATATCCAGTGCTTCCATAATATTGTGTAGATGATATACTTTCTGAACCAGATTGAGTGAAAATAGTTGTTTGACCATTACTTGTATTTGTAACCTTAACAGCAATTTGACCATTACTATCAGTAAAAACAGTTGCTGTCATTGATGGAGCGTAATATGTATTTACTGTAGCAGTTGTTCCTGAAGGAGGTGTTGAAACAAAAACAATAGGTGTTGTTTGATTAACCTGAGTATATTGTAGACTTTGTGTTCCATCACTATTCACAATAACAGTAACAGTATCACCATTAGAAGTAGTGAAGACAGTACCAGTTTGAAGTTGAGTCGATGAACCAGTACCACTGTAATGATTATAAGAGTCATAATTTGTACTTGAAGAAGAACCTGTAGTTGAAGAAGAAGAACCTGTTTCGGTTAAAGTAATAGTTTGCCCATTAGCGAGATTTACCATTATAACACTTTCACCATTACTTCCACTAGCAACAGTAGCACTTATTTTAAGTGGGGGTTGAGCGTAATATGTATTTGCTGTAGCAGTTGTACCCGATGGTGGTGTTGTAGTTAATATTATAGGACTGGTTTGACCAGTTTGAATTAATTTAAGACTTTGACCGCCATTATTACTTGATATAACTGTAATGCTATTACCGTTAGTATCAGTATAAGTAGTTCCGGTTACAAGTTTTCCAGTTGTTGTTGTAGATTCAAACCCTTCTCTACCACAATTACCTCCTAAAAAGGAACATAAAAGTAAACCTAATATTAAAATCAATAAAAGAAATAATGCGTCGCTCATTGTATAATTTATATAGTGAAAAAAGTTTATATTTAAAATTGAATTAAAAATAATAAATAAAATTATTGGTAAATATATTATACACAATGCCATCTAAAAGTGATTACGTAAGCGCAATTATTATTGAAGATTCTGATAATGATAATGAAAATGATAATGAAAATGAATGTGAAGAACTTGTAAAGAAAGTAAAAAAACCTAGACAAATACAAAAACCATTACAGAAATTTTATAAGGAAGATGTAAATATATTTGAAATTGGTGTAGATGAAGCGGGAAGAGGACCTCTTTTTGGAAGAGTTTATACCGCAGCAGTCGTTTTACCTAAAGATAATTCTTTTGACCATTCAAGAGTCAAAGATAGCAAAAAATTTCATTCTAAAAAGAAGATTGAAGAAGTAGCAGATTATATTAAGCAAAATGCGATTGCGTGGTATGTAAGTTTTGAAGATGAAAAGGTGATTGATGAAATAAATATTTTACAAGCTACACAACAATCAATGCATACATCAATTTTTGAAACTAGAAAGCAAATTATTAGTAAAATAAAAGATACAGAATACAAAATTGAATTGCTGATAGATGGTAATTATTTTAACCCGATTACTATTTTAAACAAAAAAACGTCTAAAATAGAAACAATTCCATATACAATGATTGAAGGAGGTGATAATAAATACACCGCGATTGCAGCAGCGTCTATTTTAGCGAAGGTAGAAAGAGATAAATATATTGATGAATTATGTGAAAAAAACCCAACACTTTCTGAATATTATGGTATTGATTCGAATAAAGGTTATGGCGCTAAAAGACATCTGGATGGTATAAAAGAACATGGTATTACAATTTGGCATCGACGCAGTTTTGGTATTTGTAAAAATTATGTGTAAAACTAAAAACCATTGTAAAATATAAAAATAAAATTGATACTAAAATAGTTTTTTAAACAACAGTTATAAAACAAAATACTTAAAATCTTATCAACATTTAAAATAAAGTAAAATGCGCACACTCGTTTTTGACACGGAGACTACAGGGTTACCAAAGACACAGATTGTAAGTCCGACAACAATACAATTATGGCCTCATATAGTTCAGTTTAGTTATATCATATTTGATACAGAGGTGAATAAAATAGTAAAAATAAAAGATTCTATAATAAAGGTCCCCGAAACCGTTATTATTTCGGAAGAAAATTCGAAGATACATGGAATTACAAGTGAAATATCATTTGCGAAAGGGGTAAATTTGAAACCTGTGCTTGAAGAGTTCTTCGCCGATTTAAATACTGTAGACCATATTGTAGGTCACAATGTGTCGTTTGACATAAATATGATTAAAGCAGAATTACAAAGATTAATAATAGAATGTTTAAATTTAAATGAAGTTATAAGATTTCAAGAATATACCATAAAATTGAATACATCAAAAAATATTTATTGTACGATGCAAGAAACAATTGATTATTGTAATATTGAAATGAAAGATAAATTTGATAGACCTTATAAAAAATTTCCCAAATTAGTAGAATTATATCAAAAAATGTTCAATATAACACCAAAAAAATTACATAACTCGTTAAATGATGTTATAGTTTGTTTGCGATGTTTTATAAAATTAAAATATGATGTAGATATTGTAGAGCATAGTGAAGAAGTAAAGCAAATGATTAAAGATTATTTGTAAGTATTTATAAATTATAATTTATTTATTTTATAGTTTATAAAATAACAGGTTTTATACTTTTCTAAGCCGAACACATTTCACAAATTTCATCCTTCGAGTCATCATTTTTTTCTTTTTGTTCAGGTTCAATCGTAAATTGCTGTGCTTGGTGTTTTGCTTTACGTCTTAAATAATAAATACCTGTTTTTAATCCCTGTTTCCAAGAATAGAAATGCATTGATGTTAGTGTATTATAAGTTGGATCTTCCACCCATAAATTTAGACTTTGACTTTGACAAATAAATGCGCCACGGTCTGCCGACATATCAATTATATGTTTCATTGGAATCTCCCATACAATCTTATATTTATTTCGAATATGCTCAGATAAAATAGTAAGTTGTTGAACAGATCCCTTATTGGCAATAATATTGTTTTTGATTTGTTCATTCCAAAAACCTAATTCTATTAATTCTTTCATTAAATATTTATTTACTACAACAAACTCACCCGCAATTGTGCGTCTACTATATAAATTGCTTGTAAAGGGTTCAAAACACTCATTAAACCCTAAAATTTGCGATGTACTTGCTGTTGGCATTGGCGCAATAAGTAGCGAATTACGTAAACCGTGTGAAACTATTGATTGTTTAAGAGCAGACCAATCATATCGCCCAGGTGTAGGTTCTTTAGACCACATATCAAATTGGAGAATCCCTTTAGACGCAGGTGAACCTTGAAATGAACTGTAAGATTCACCTAATTCCTTCGCAATTTCATTTGATTTTTCTAGTGATGCATGATAAATAGTTTCAAATATTAACCGATTCACTTCTTTAGCGTCATCTGAATGAAATGGGATATCCAACAAAACAAAAGTGTCCGCCAAACCCTGAACTCCAATGCCAATTGGTCTGTGTTTAAAATTACTGAGGCGTGTTTTTTCAGTAGGATAAAAATTAATATCGATCACACGATTTAAATTGTTTGTCACTACTTTTGTTACCTCATGAAGTTTATCATAATCAAATTGTTTAGTCTCAATATTTACAAAAGATGGCAAACCGATTGACGCCAAGTTACATACGGCGGTCTCTTTATCGTCTGAGTATTCTAGAATTTCGGTACATTGCCCTGTTATTATTCCATTAAAAATACCCATATGTTTTTTTGGTTCAGTAAAACAATAAGTATCATCAATGCGATTGTTATTTTCAACTTTTAATATTTTAATAAACTGTTTTGCGTTTCTCGTTGGTTCTTTCCCAGTAAATTTCAATCTTTTTGGTGAAAATCCAAGATTAAATAAATCGTACAGATCAAAAGATGTAATTAATAATCTATATATTGGTTTAACATCATAATATTTATGACCTCCTTTACCATCTGGCAAATAACTTTTATCACGATTTTGTGATAATTTTATTTTTGGATTAATTCCACAAGTTTGTAATAATAATTTAATATTTTGTAAAAAGTTATAGTTAATTGAAGCAACTTGTAATTGCTCATTATCACCATTTCTTGAAATAGTACCATCAGCGTCACAATATCCTGCAAACCATTCTAATTTATCTTTAATAGAACAATTAAAAGATGGAATATTAAATTTTTCTTCAATATCAAGTGGTAAATGTAATACTAAACGGTTACAATTTTCACTACATGTTCTGTAAGACATAAATTTTAATAGTTCTTTTTTCTCTCCATATAAATATATCATTGGTTTTTTACAATATGATTTTGCTTGACATTCAGTAATATCTTCTAAATCAATATTATTATTTAACAAATAATTTTCAGTTTCATAATCAATGTGTCTTTTACAAAAATAATGTCCTTTTAAAGCGTTAAATTTACAAGGAGATTCTTCATTTTCTGTAATATTTGCGTAAGTTCCATCTCCACAAAAAAATCCATGTGTATATGGATGTAAAAAAGTATCAATTCCATCAATTAATGGATATTCACATTTAATTAATTTATCATTTGGTGTTAAATTTTTTGCTTCAACCATTTTAATAGATTTTTCTGAATAACTTTCTTGAATATAAAATTTATGATAAGGGGTACATGTGAGTTTTGAACCATCATCTGTATATACATCAATTAATTCTTGATCAACGCCAGTTTTAACAATATCAACTTTAGAAAATTCTTCTCCATTCCATACATTTACATTTTGTCCTTCTAAACTATGAATTTCAATATGTCCTTTATCAGTTAAGATAAGTGTTTCTGGAGCGACACATAAATTTGAACTCTTAATGGTCCCAAGATTTTGCTGATTTGATTTCCTATTTGCGGCATCTTTAAATAAAATATATGGTGTTCCAGTTTCCATTTGCGCATCCAAAATCTTAAACCATAAATCACGTGCGTTCACAACCTTACGTGCCTTACCATCAGACTCATACTTTTCATAAAGTTCGACAAATTGGTCGCCATATACATCGGAAAGACCTGGGCACTCATGAGGGCAAAATAGAGACCATTTTGCGTTTGATTTAACACGTTCCATAAATAAATCAGAAATCCATAGAGCATAAAAGAGATCACGCGCTTTTAATTCTTCATCACCATGATTCTTTTTCAATTCCAAAAAATCGTCAATGTCAGGATGCCATGGTTCCAAATAAATTGCGAAAGACCCATTGCGTTTTCCTGAATTATGAACTAATCCCATATCTGTTAAATAATTATGATTATCTATCATATTAAAGTCATAAACATCGCCAGAATAGTTAATTTGTTTGATACTTTTTATTCTTCCCCAAAGAAAACCATTCCACTCAAAATATTTAAAAAATTGTCCTTCAGTTTGGGTAAAATTTAATATTTCTCTCAAAACATCATGTTTTGGGATTCTTAATACATATGCTATTTTTTTTGTTGTAATAGTATCTCCATAAATGGAAATATGAGATTTACCTATTTCATTTTTAACATTTCCAGATGTTAATATTCCAAGTCTAAGTAATAAATATCTTAATTGCATTACTAATTTATGTGATGTACTATAAAAATACACTTCTTTTAAATTAGATCCATCTGTTCTAAGTAAACCTTCAATAATCTTTATAATTTTATCTTTTGGTAAGTGTAAAAAATCACTTGTTATTTGTTTATTATTATCTTCATTGTTATCATATAATATTTTTCTAGATAAACCTAAATTGTCATTATTATATCTAGACCATTTAATTGATAAACATCCATTTTTACAATTTTCCCAAAATTTTACATTTTTATTAGTTAAATACTGTTTTGTAAATTCAATCAAATCTGATTTTGTTTCTATTCCTAAAGTTATACCTGACTCTTTTTCATTTCTACAAATGTGACCATCTCCTAACATCATTCCATAAAATTTATAATAATCTAAATCTTCAATTAAATTGTCTTTTACAAAATTTGGCAAAGGAAAACCAACCAAATCATTTTCGCTCAATTCAGACGCAGAATAATAATCTGGTTTGATAATGTTTTTTTCAAGACGATTTTTAATTAATCTGTAATTTAACGTTTTATTTTGATTTTTTATTAAATACAATTCATGCTCTTTTGTAACTTTAACAGGAAACATCGAATTTGAAATTCGAATCTCTAATATTTCCTTATCAATAGAATTTACAATAACCTCATTCACTTTTTTAAATGTTCCGTCGTTTGTTATTAATTCATCATCATTAGTTACATCGCTCATTTGAATAGGACCATTTTTTGAATAAACCCATGTATCTGGTGTAAAACATTGATTTACATATCGCGCTGTACTATTAAAAACGCGCAACATCGGTACGAGACCATCTGTTTTACCATTTGTTCCTTGAATATGTGAATCTTTAGCGCGAATATTGTGAATATGTAGACCAATACCACCAGAATATTTTGATATTTGCGCGCAATCTTTAAGTGTATTATAAATTCCATCAATACTATCTTCTTCCATTGCAATTAAATAACATGAACTAAGTTGGGGTCTTGGTGTTCCAGCATTAAACAATGTTGGCGTGGCATGTGTAAAATATTTCTGAGACATTAGATCATATGTTTCCTTAACTAAAGAAAGACTATTTGGATTGTTTAAATCTCCGTGAATTCCTATTGCCACGCGCATCCACATATGCTGGGGTCTTTCGACAATTTTATTACCAACTTTAAAAAGGTATGCGCGTTCCAATGTTTTAAATCCAAAATAATCGATTAAATAATCACGGTTGTAATCGAACATATTTTCAATTTCATCAATATATGTAGAAACAAAATCGAAGAATTCCTTGGATACTAATGGTTTTACTTCACCGTGAATATTCTTAAAATTATAAAGACGATTTACAACCATACCATAGTAAGGGTCGGTGTTTTTTTGGTGATTTGAAACGATAATGCGCGCAGCAAGGGTACCATAATCAGGATGATTTGTGGATAGTGCGGCACACTGTTCAGCTGCCAATTCATCGATTTTAGTTGTTTGGATTTTATCATAAAGTTGGTCAATCACTTTCATCGCTAGCGAAGAATAATTGATTTGAATATTTGCTTCTTGACCTAATTTTTTAATTCGTGTTATTATTTTGTCAAACGCAATGTCTTCTAGTTGTCCATTTCTCTTAGTTACACGCATATCATTTATATTGTCCATTGTTAATATTTAATTTACATAGATAGTTTTAAATTGATTTTTACAAGAAATTTACAAATATATAAATTATATAAATTATAAAAAATATATAAATTATATATATGAAAGATTACGTATTTTTAATTCTTATTTTACTATTGGCAGTTGTTCCGCCACTTTTTTTTAGTCTTAATAAATTTTTAAATGGAAAGGAAGGTTTTAATAACTATACTTTAGGTAGCACAAATGGTGATTATCCGTCTTCTGAAAACAATGTATTAGTCCAAGATACATATCCTATTACAGGTATTAATAGTGTTTCAGACCAATCTGCTGCTAAAATGTGGTGGCGATATCCTATTTTTCAAGTGGGTTCATTTAAGCAAATGACAAATAATATACGCTATCCTAATAATCCAGATGACGCACGTTGCACCGCAGCCAATTTTTGTTATGCGTTGTATAAGGATAAAAAGATAGGTTCAAATGTTGTTACACCTTTGCCGCCTGTAGACCCCAACTCAGGAACAAGAGTTGGATATTTTGCGACAAGTGAAAACTTGTTACCATTTAGAACTGATGTCCCAAATATTTTGTATTAAGATATTTTAATCCAATTTTTTTATCCATTTTAGTAAACAACCTTGCGTTTCCGTAGTTGTAAATGGTTTCTCAGAATCCTTCTTAACCTTTTTTATCGGTGCTCTATGCTCGTAACCAGTAACACGCTCTTGCTCAATAATCTTCCACACTTTTTCTAATTGTGGAATATTATTTTTAAACCATTCTTTATTTCTTAAAACAAGTACACAACTAAATACTTCCAATTTCCAATAAATAAACTTCATATAAGTATAATTATACTCTTCAGATTGATATAAAGAGAGAATATCATCTTCCCATTTTGAAATATCATCCTCTTCAACTAATTCTAATGGTTTATATGCGTAAAATGGTTTGCCTTCTTTTGTGTGAAAATAAATAATTACTCCTTTCATTTTATCAGTTATATCATTTTTATACGCATTGTAATCAGGATATTCAGTGAATTTGGTTTCCAAAAAGTCGCATTCATCAAGATCACACACTTCCATTTGTAACTGCATTTGAACCCAATATTCCTTTTTAGGTATCCCATTAATGTCGCGACTAACAACATTTTTAATCTCTAACATGCGACCATAACGGTCTGAACTTTTGTTAACATTAATGCCATCTGGTGACGCACCTATAAATTTATATGTCGGGTGTTGAATACAACCAAAATCTTCGACTTGTGTCTTATATTTATGCTCATATATTAAAACAGACAATGGTTCATATTTCTGACCCCAGTGTAGTGATGTATTGGTATTTACCATTTTCACCTGTTCATCATCACCATTATTGTCGTCAAATTTCTTTATTGGTTGGCATTTTTCATATATAAGTTGGTTGATTGTGGATTGACTTTCAAATGCCTTCCACGCATTGCTTGCTGTAATAAGATTCCAACGAAATTGATACCATTCTGGTGTTCTTTGTACAGGTTGCGGTATATCACGTAACCCAATTATTTTTTGTTCTTTTACAGATTTATATTCTTCTACTACATTTGTAGTATCTTCTATTTCTAAATCTTCACCACTCGATCTTTCAGGATAAAATGTTGTGATAAAAATATTAAATGCGTCTTCAAGTAATTCATTCATATCATCTTCAACAAAATCACTTGATAGTATTTGTTCCTCAAATTGAATATAAAATATATCCTTTATTTCTTCTAATAGGTCTTCGTGAAAATCCGGTTCCGAAATAGCGGATGGATTATCAATAACATATTCTTCCATTAAATGTAGTGCTGTTTCCATTAATTCTATTGCATAATTTTCATCAAATATTGTAGGTTCGTCTTCAAATACTAATGTGTTTAAGATGTCTTCCAACTCTTCTAATTCATGTATATATTGAAACATTATATATACATGAAGCGTAGTTTTTATATTGATTTTTAAGGTTTTATATCGGCATCAAAGTTTAATCTCTTCCAAAAGATGATAAATCAGTAAAAATATTTAAAATATCTAAATAGTAATCCATTGACGCTCGTATAAAATCACCATTATAATTACGTTGTAGTATACTATTTGTATCATAAATAATAAAAACTGAAAATAATAATATACTAAAACAAGTAATAATTTTTTTTATTAGAGATGATGTTGGTATAAATATTTGAATGAGTCTAATAATAATTAATAATGTCAATAATTCAAATAATACTAATCCAAATTTAAATCCTAGTTTAATTCCAGATAATATTAATCCAATACCAAAGGCAAACATTAACGCGAAAATACTGATAGCACCAATAACTGCCATTTTAATAGTTTCTTCTCCAACAATTTGTCTTAAATTAGAAAATATATAACCCCAAAGTACAGAGGTAATACTAAATATTATGACTTTTAACCATGTTGGCATAGGTAAAACTCCTATTGCTACTGCAAGTATTAATATTAAACAAGTAGCTAATATTCTATATAGAGTTGATTTATATTTATTAGTGGTGTCTGTATTTATTTTTTCCATAACATAATATGTTATTCCCAATTGAACAATTAAATTTGCAAAAACCATAATAAAAAATTCTTTCTTGGTTATCAACAAATTAAATAAATTAGTCGAATTTGTTTTAAAAATAGACATCAATATTTATATATAAATATTGATATTTTATTTTTATAATTTTATAATTTTATAATTATAAAATTTATATTTTATAGATTAATTATCACTATCTGATGAAGAATCATCATCTTTATTAGTTTTATTCTTATTCTTTATAGTACCTTGACCTTTTTTTGGCGCCAAAGATTTTAATGTAGAAATACGTTTGTCGAT